ACTACTTTTTGCACTTCTTTACGGTGGTTATTAACCTCATCAATAGAGTACCCTGTAAAATAGCAGTCAAATCGCTTACCAACGTAATCTTCCCCGAGTTCCAAAGTGTAATAGTTGACTTTATAACCAAGCTTAACAGCATGAGCAGCAATAGCCACCATAGTCCATGACTTACCACCACCAGGATTACCAAACACAATAGCCAAATCACCAGGCCCAAATCCTCCTTGAATACCATCATTGAGGATAGGCCAAGGAGAAGGAATAGTAGGACGGTAATCAGTTCGATAACGAGTCTCAATATCTTTATTATATTCATGACCTATATTTTTATCCATTCCAGCCTTCATAGCTTTTTCAATAGTATTTCTAATACCATCAAAATCACCCGCTTTAAGTAAATCGGTTGAATTTAATATAGCTTGTTTCATCTCTTGATTCTTACAGAAGGTTGTAAATTCTTCTTGAACGTAATCTAGATCATCTTGAGAAGCTTGATAGGAATTACGTAGCTCTTCTTTTAAAGCTACTTTTAATATATCATTTTCTACTTTTTGTAACTCAACTTTAAGCACATCCATAGTAATAGTAGTATGATACTTATCAAAGTACTTTACTATTTGATTTATAATCCATTTATGTGCGTCTGAGTCAAAGTAATCTTCTTGAAGTACGTCTCTGACGTTAAGAAGAAAACTCTTATCTGTTAGCAATGAGCCCAATACTTTCAGCTGGAAACCTTTTCCATACTGATTCAATGCTTTTAATGTCATCTATAACTTATTTTTTAAAAACCGTTAAACCTCTAAAATTTTCTAACCAACCTTCTGTATTTTTAGTAATACCTTCGATCTTATCTTGATCTAAAAGGTGTAAAAATGCCCCTGATTGAAGGTCGGGTATTTCACTCTTTATTATATCTAATATATGATTTTTTTCTTTAATATCCAACGCTGTTTCATGTAAATCCATTAATTTAAAATTAGTTTCTACACGATCCCAGTTATGTATAATTTTAGGAAATATTTTCTTATCCTCTAACTTTTCTTCACATAGATTAAATATATAATCTAAGTTAGTAACAGTATTAACTAGGTCCGGAAATTCTTTAATTATGGTTTTTATACCTAATCCTTTTACTCCTTGAAGATTATCGGAATTATCTCCTAATAAAGCTTTAACTATATTGTAATTTACCGGTAATACTTTAAGTTCGTCAATAATATTACTACTATTGAAGGTTTTCTTTTTAACAGGTGCATACACCTCAATATTACGGTCTACTAACTGTAAAAAGTCTTTATCAGATGATACTATAGTTACCTTTTTATTATTACCTGAGGCTTGTTTGGCAAGATAAGCAATTATATCATCAGCTTCCAGCTTTTCCATCACTAATTGTTGTAATGGAAGACAGTCTAAATAATCCTGTACCCTTAAGAGCTGATTGATTAGAGCTTCTTGTTCTTCTTCTCTAGTATCGTAAAGTCCCCAATGAGTAATTCTGGCGGTAGCTCGTTGTGCTTTGTAATTAGGATCAATATTTTGTCTATTACCAGATCCTCCTTTTCCATCCCATACTACAATAACTCTTGTAGGATCAAATATACGAGTAACATACCCTAAAGAGCGAAGAAAACCCACCAGGCCTCCGACATGCGTACCTGATGGATTCATCGCTTTTAGTAGAGAAAAGCTTCGAATTAACATATTCATAGCATCAATTACTAGAATATGGTCGTTCAATTCTCTAGGTGGGGTTTCTTTAAGATTTTTTAGAATATCTCCGTAGTTTGACATTAATCTAAGATATTAGGAGTTATAGTTTCTTCTTCTAAGTCTCCTTCTTCGATTAAATCAAAATCAATACTACCAACAAGTTTTAACCAATGATCTTTATGTTCATTTTTATACTTGTCAATAGCTCGTTTATCATCTGGTATAAAGCCATGTGAGGTCATTACTACTCTACCTCTAGACTGGACTCCTCCGATATGGTTCTTTTCAACCTGTACGTTAGTACGTTTGGCAAACTCTACTTGAAGACCGTCTTTGATTGCTTTAATCTTAGATGTACCTGGATTGGTGATATTACCGAAAGTGATTACTAACGTAGCATCATACCACATCGACATTCCTCCTTTATTCTGTAACTTTGGTTGACCCATCGGTGATTCAGGTTTCATAGTCCAAACCTTATTGATAGCAACCATAGTATTAGTATAAGGAGAGTTCTCTTTACGGGATAAAAGAATCTTCTGATTCAGGTTATTACCGAATTGAGTAGACATAGCTCCTGCATTCCATTCGTTATTATTTTTATTAGAACGAACAGATAAATCACACGGTACTGATCCAATACTATCCCAGAAGAAGCACATATCAAACGGTAAATTACCTTTTGCCTGCTCATCCATAAGATCGGCAATATAAACTGCTACATCTTCAATAGTATTTAAAGTACCTCTATCGGCATATAAAAAATGACCTTCATAATCGGTAACTACACCATTTTCATCTTTAACTTCCTGAAATTCTAATCCCATTTCTTTTGCATGTTCCCAAGACCATTTCATCTCAGTAATAATGAAGACTGGAAGAACGCCCATTCTTTGAGCGTTCACCGCAGCTTCTAATAGGGCAGTTGTCTTGCCCGTATCACTATGTCCACGCAAAAGAGTGATGTGACCGGTAGGAATACCGGGTAAGGAAGTTATATCTTGAAAAGCTTTAGATAGAGGTATCCATCCTTGCTCTTTAAATTTTACAGACGAGTTAGAGAAACCTTTTTTCTTCTTAAAATTACTAAGATTAAAAGATTTTCTTACTGCTTCTGTTGCTTTTTCTTGTACTTCTTTTTTCTTCGCCATTACTCGTTGAATAAGTCATCAAATTTATCTACAGTTCCTTTATTACCAGCAGTAGCTGTCTCTAAAGTAAAATCGGTCTTATTAGTTCCTAGACTAGCAGGTAATTCACTATCATTACCTCCTGGTAAAGCAGCTGGAGCTTCGTCTTCAGCAGAGTTAGGATCTAAATACTCCTTTAACTTTCGTTTAATAAACTCGTAATCGTATTCAGAAAAAGATTCGATTGGGTTTGGTTGTTCTTTTAACCATAAATCTACTTCATCATTATTATCTGATAGTGGAGTTTGTTTAGGTTTAATTCTAACAGTAGTTTCTGGGTATGGATTACCTTGTACTTTTTCTACTACCATATCCCATCCGTTGATAACATCAGTAAAGTCACCGATATCTTCATCTTCTGCTAAAGCAAGCAGTGCTTTGTAGATTGTGACACCAAATCCCCATAAACGCACTCCCTTTTCTTCCTCTCCTCTAACCACTACGGGTGCAAAGATTCTAGTTTTAGGGTAGAGTTTACCTGCTAATGACCAATTATCTTTATCGTTTGTCTTTTTTAACTCTTTTACAAACTCTTCGATTGGATCTTGTTTACCGAAGTTTGATAAAGCAATCATTGGGAACTTCCCTATGTTGTAATGAAACTTCAATTCTGTAAAAGGGTAGGTAGGATTGAAAGCAGACGGTACAATACGAATTGTCTGTTTTCCTAGTTCAGGTGTCCAAAATATTTTGGAATAATCGGTCTTTTCTCTATTTTGACCGTTGTTGTTTAACGCATCTAATTTTGCGCGGATAGCATTAATGTCCATATATAACTAATTTTAAATATAACTTATTATTAAGATAAGAAGAAAAAATTAAATAACCAACTATAGGTCAATAATTTTATACAACTTAGTATTGACTCTTTTGAGTTCTGGACCTTTGGTAAGAAGAACGCTATTGCGATAATCAATCCAGTTAATTCGATAACTTGTATCTAATACTCCCCCATTTAGGTCTTTGATTAAAGTATTGAGAGCATTAATTGTATATAAAGTATTCGTTTCTTTTTTTCTATGTACTAGGATAGTATTATCTAAAAATGCTCCTACATTTCCAAAATCTACATTATAAGTACAAATGTATTCATCTTGGCTTTTAGAATAAAGTACAAAAATCTTATTATATATAATTTTATACCTATCCTGGATAGAGGCTAGTACATTATCCAGGTCTTCTTCAGTAGAAAAAGTACAAAACAGCTTATTGCTAATATCTTCACTGGTAAAAAAAGG